CGCAGCATCAAGACAAAGAGGCCCAAATCAAGGTTGCCGGCAAGTGGGTATCACTCGATCCACGTGTATGGCGCAACAAGTACGAAGTATCGGTAAACGTTGGCCTAGGAACCGGCAACAAAGATCAGCAAGTACAACACTTGATGGCTTTGATCCAGTCGCAACAGGCAGCATTTGGCGCAGGAATTGTCAGCCCTAAGAACATCTACTCTGCGCACAAGAAGTTGTCTGAGGCTCTTGGCTTCAAGCAGGATAGTCTGTTCTTTAGTGATCCGACAGACCCACAAAGTAAAGCAGGTATGCCGCCTCCACCCCCGAACCCTGAAATGATCAAGATTCAGGGACAGATGCAGTTGGAGCAAGCCAAGCAAGCAGCCGCGCAGAAGTCTGAACAGATGCAGGCCCAATTGGACATTCAGAAGCATCAATCTGAGTTGCAGTTCCAGGCCCAATTGGAGCAAGTGAAGCAACAGGCTCAACACGAGCAGGTTCAAGCACAGAACCAGATTGAAGCTGCACGGGACGCCCAACGTGTTCAGATGGAGTCGCAGATTCGCCAAGCTGAGCTGGAGAGCGCAGAACGTATCGCCATGATGAAGGCGCAGGCAGACAAAGAACGTGCTGAGCTTGATGCAAGTGTGAAGATTCTCATTGCGCAGATTGGCGCTAAGCAAGCCCAAGACGCCTTGATGATGTCGGCAACACAAGCGGCTGACGCTGAGGTATCGCAAGAGATTGGCGGCGATGAAATGGGTGAGAAGCCCGATCCATTGGCTGGACTTGCTGCGATGCATGGCGACCTGATGCAAGGCGTTGCCGGGCTAGTTGCTCACCTCGCTAGACCTAAACAAATCGTGCGTGATGCCAATGGCCGCGCAACTGGAGTCATGTAATGGCAGTTCTTACCTACGTTAAGTACCAAATTGGCACGGAGGTGTTGCAAGAGGCTGCAAACGCGCAGACTGACTCTTGGAAGTTGATCCTGTCAAACACTGCACCGAATGTAGCGACCGACACTACAGCGGTAAGTGCGACGGAATTAGCTACAAGTGGCGGTTATACGGCTGGCGGTGTTACTTGCACAGTGACAACGGCAGCGCAAACAGGCGGTATCTACAAGCTAGTTCTTGCTGCTCCGGCCTCTCCAACTTGGACGGCATCAGGTGGTGGGTTCACTTTCAGATACGTGATTCTGTACAACCTGACAAACACGCAATGCATTGGCTATTGGGATAGAGGTTCGGCAACTGTGATGCTTGCTGGTGATACGTACACACCGACACTTGATGCCACGAACGGCACTTACACAGTCACGTAATGGCTAACGGAATAGGCACTGCAACTATTGATTTCGGGGTATTCCCTGGAACGTCTGAGGCTAGTGTTGCGGTAACGGGGCAGGCGACTATCAGCGCGATAAGTAAGGCTGAGGCGTGGATTATGGGTGACGATACTTCAACAAGTCACACGGCGGCAGATCACAAGTATGCGCCGCAGTTCTTTTCGCTGACATGCGGGACACCTTCTGCTGGCACGGGTTTTACAATTTACGCACGGTCACAGCACAAGATGCAAGGCACTTGGTCTGTACGGTGGGTTTGGAGCGATTAAATGGCAATGGACGTAGGCTTAGTCGGTGGGGTCACAGGCAATAAAGCCGAGGTAGACTCCAACAACAATGCGAAGGTAACGCTTCCCAATACAAACACGCAGGCAGGTTTTGCGCGTATTACGGCGCAGGCTGCAAGTGGTGACATGCGGGACTTGGTAATCAGTGACGAGGGACACGCCTACGTTGCCCAGTCATTCCAAGCATGGGAAAAGCACTGGAACAGCGCTGCAACGAACTGGGCTAATTCCATTGGCACCACAGCCACGACTCTGACAAAGATTCAGCAGAATGGCTTTTTGCGGTTGAATGGTGGTGCGGTAACTACCGTAAACACGGGTATTGCTGTTTACTCCAATCGCACATTCAACTTGGAAGAATCGGTAGAGCTTCGTGCGCGTATGTACGTACGTCATACCAACGCGACTATAAGCAATAAACAGTTTGATCTAGGTCTAGGTTATTACGCATTTGCGGCAGGCCAAGCGGCTGCGATGAATGAGTTTATCGGGTTCCGTTGGACAACTGCGGCAGGTTTTCAGGCTGTTGTCGGTACTTCTGCCGGTGGTGTGGCTACTGAGCAGACGGTAAACATTAACGGTAACGTTCCATATTCTGACGGTGTTACACGCGAATATGAATTGCTGGTGCTTGAGTCTGAGGTTTACTTCTATGTAAACAGCACATGGGTTGCCACAATCAACCGTGACCCTGCGGTGTGGGCGACTACCAAGGCAGTAAGTATGCCGTGGATTGCCCGTCTTTATAACGGTGCTGTTGCGCCTACTTTAGCTCCGGTGTTTGACATTGGCGAGGTATCAATTCGGCGCGTTGGTGATGGTTCGGCTATGCCATTTGCAACCGTAAAGGCTGCGATGGGCAATAGCTCTTATCACTTTCAGCCTGATCTGGGTGCATCGACTGCTACGCACTTGGTTCCCGCCTCTGGTACGGCTCCTACAGGTGCTGTAGGTTCAAACACTGCTGCGGCACTGGTTACAACCTCGATGGGTGGATTGGTACGTAATACATTGACGGGCGTTACGATTACGCTGTCAACCAACGTACTTTGGACTGGGTACACAAACCCCGCCTATCCGACCGTGTCGGGTGTGGCGACAAATGCTCGGGTGTTCTACTGTACTGGTATCACTATTAGCCCCATGATAGTGACTACAGCCCTAACGGGTGGTGGTTTCACAGCAGCATGGTTTGCTACTATTGGTGCAACGGCGGTATCTTTGGCAACGGCTGATGCAGACGGTACAACGGCAGTCGCCCAACGCGCACCGCGTTACGTTCCTTTGTCGCTAGTGTCTACCTTGGCAGCTACTGCGGCTTTGGGTGTTGTTAGTACAGACGTTGGTGATCATCAATACCAGTTTGTAACGCCTTTGGTTGTGAACCCTGGTGAAGTGTTGACAATTGGTATGCGTACGATTGCGGTAACGGCTGCGGTTACTGCTGGTGGTGCTGATTGCATGATTGGTATAAACGGCTACTGGGAGTAAGCTAAATGTCACTGCTACTTGCGCTAACAGCAGGCGGAGGTGGCCCGGCAAGTTACTCGGATTCATTATCCGTTGGTGCTTATGTAATTGCTGGTAAAACGGTATCCGATAGCAAGGTAGTTGCCGATTCGCTTAGTGTTGGTGCGTATGTAATCGCAGGCAATACGGCTACAGACCTATTTGCCCACAATGACACGCTGTCCAAGGGTACGTACACCTTAGTGGGTGTTTCGGTAACTGATACAGCGGCACACAGCGATTCAGCTAGTACGGGCGCTTACTCGATAGCAGGCAAGACGGTTAGCGATACGGTAGGCAGGAATGATTCTGTATCTACAGGCGCGTATGTATATACAGGCAAAGACCTAAACGACACGCTAGTAAGCGGCGGCGGTGGGCCTACAAGCTACGCCGATACCCTCAATGCGGGTAGTTACGCAATAGCAGGGAAAACGGTAAGCGATAGCAAGGTTGTAGCTGATGCCTTAAGTGTCGGCGGTTACACGCTATCCGGTGTATCGATTAGTGACACACAGCCAAGGGCAGATTCGCTAAGTGTTGGCGCATACGTCTACACAGGCAAAGACCTGACGGACGTTAAGACGGGCTCTACGGCTTACGCTGACCAATTGAGTGTTGGTTCGTACCTGATAAATGGTATCGACCTAAACGACACTAAAACAAGCCCTGGCGGGTATTCGGACGATCTAAGCCCCGGTTCATACCAGATCAATGGAACGCAGGCCACAGACCTTTTTACAGGCATTGACGGGGCTGCGGGTACACCTAAGCGTAAAAAGTTCCAAGTTGAAACAACTCGTGGTGTTATCGAGGTTGAGACACTTGAAGAGGTTGCCTCGATCATGCGCAAGGCTCAGGCTTTGCCAAAGGGCAACGCAGTAGCCGCAACCCTTGAGGGGGTGAAGGTCAAGCCAAGTCTGAAGAAAGGCATTGATTACGCAGCAATTGAAGCGCGTATGAGGGCTGAGATTCAGGCTGAAATGGATGATGAAGACGTTTTACTGATGCTCCTATGAACCTAT